ATTGGACTAATGAAGACACATGGAGGAGAGCCAATCCAAATCTAGGCGCGTCTGTGTCGTTGGATTTCCTGAAAGAGGAATGTGAAGCAGCCAAAAACAACCCAGCAGCAGAGAACACATTTCGCAACTTGTACCTCAACCAGTGGACCGAGCAGGCAGTTCGCTGGATTCAGATGCACCACTGGGACGCATGCCAGACAGATTTCGACCTGTCGGAATTCTCGGGGGAACCGGTCTGGTGTGGGTTGGATCTGGCGTCAACCCGCGACATCAACGCCCTCTCGATGGTGTTCAGGCGGGACGGCGACTACTACGTGAAATGCCGCTATTGGATGCCCGAGGAAGTCGCGGACATTCGGGGAAAGCAAGACAGAGCACAGGCCAAGCGGTGGGCGTCACAAGGGCTGATCACGCAGACCGATGGCAACGTGGCCGACTACGGCGTCATCTGTGCCGAGCTGTGCGAGGTGGCCGAGCGGTTTGACCTGCAGTGTCTTGCCTACGACCCCTGGGGACCGGCCCGAGCGATGGCCCAGCAGTTGGCGGCAGCGGGGTTCCCGGCCGAGCGGCTGAAGGAATTCCGCCAGACTATCGGTAGCTTTGCTGCCCCCTCGAAGGAATTCGAAAGACGCATCGCGAACCAGACGTTACATCACGACGGCGACCCGGTGCTGAGGTGGATGGCGGGAAACGTAGCAGCGGAGCGGGACAAGAGCGATAATATCCGGCCCAGCAAGTCCCGGTCTGCGGACAAGATCGACGGCATCGTTGCTACGATCATGGCGATGGGGACCGCGATGGTTGACGGCGATGTGGGCAGCGTTTACGACACGAAAGGGAGTCTGTCACTGTGAGCACCATTGCAGGGATTCGGCGGGGTCTGGCGAATTGGATCGCGCCGGAGGCCCGGGGCATGTCGCAGCAGGTGGCAGACGCCTTGATGCCGCGTAGCTCAAGCGGAGTGGCGATCACCGAAACGTCTGCAATGACCGTCTCGGCTGTCTATGCTGCTGTTCGCGTGATTGCCGAGACCATCGCCCAGCTTGAATGGGAGGTTTACGAGCGGCAGGACGAGTCGAACATCGAGCGGTACGACCATCCGTTGCGGCTGCTGTTGGATCAGGAGCCTAACAGTGAGATGACGGCGTTCTCGTGGCGAATTGCCATGATGACGAGTTTCTACTTGCACGGGAACATGGTCGCGGAGATCGAACGCAACCGGGGCGGGCGGCCCGTCTCTCTCTGGTGGATTCACCCGGCCCGCGTGGCCATGAAGCGGGACAGCACGAAGCGCATTTATTACGAGGTGACCGACGAACACGGGTTGAATCCCGTCCGCCTCGATCCGATCGAAGTGTATCACGTCCCCCTGATGGCGGCTGATGGGATCGTCGGGAAGGGGCTGGTGCAGCGGGCCCGGGATTCTTTCGGTCTCACCCTCGGCATGGAGCAGTACAGCGGCAGCAGCTTTGCGAACGGAGCCCGCCCCGGTGGCATTCTCAAGCATCCCGGCAAGCTGACGACCGACGCGAGGCGGAACATCCGCGACGAGTGGGACGCGATGCACCGGGGGGCCGACAAGGCAGGGAGGATCGCCGTTCTTCAGGAGGGCATGGAATTCCAGGCAATGCAGATGTCAGCCGTCGACGCTCAGTTGCTGGAGCAACGCCAATTCCAGATCGCCGAAGTCGCGAGGTGGTTCAACATTCCGCCCCACCTTCTGCGGGATCTGAGCCGGGCGACTTTTGGAAACATTGAACACCAAAGCATCGAATACAAGACATACACGATCCGTCCCCTTGCCGTGGCCATGCAGCAGGAGGCGCATAGGAAGCTGTTCAGCAAGGACGAGAAGCCGACCTACTTCACGGAGCTTGACCTTGATGATCTATCGCTGGCGGACCTCAAGAGCCGGTATGATGCCTACGCTGTGGCCAGACAGAACGGCTGGATGAGCGCAAACGAGATCAGGGACCGCGAAGGCATGAATCCGATTCCGACTGAAGATGGCGACGCCTACCTAATCAATGGAAACATGGTCCCGCTGACTACGGCCATGCAGGCGACTCCGACCCCGAGCGTCGGACAGATGAGCGTGGCACAGGCGGAGGAGGATGATTCCCCCGACCTCGGCGATGCGCTGCGGAGCATCTTGGAAAACGACCTTACCCGGCTGCTGTCGAAGGAGAGGAACGCGGCAACGAGGGCAGCCAACAAGCCGGGCGAGTTCCTCGGGTGGCTGGACTCGTTCTATGTCGAGCACGCGGCCACATTGGAGCAGGCGATCGGCCCGACAGTGCGAGCCTTGGGGCTTCACCTGGGGCAGTCTCTCGACCCAGCGGACATTGTGGCCCGTCACGTCGAGCAATCCCGACAGGCCTTGTTGACCGCGTGCGAAGTGTCAGCCGACAAGCTGGCGGAAAGCGTTGAATCGGTTGTGTCCCGATGGGATGCACGGAGGGCGACCGAGTTTGCCCGGGAGGTGGTGCGATAATGGACCGCGAGTACAGAGCATGTGCCGAGATCGAACTTCGGTCTGAGGCGGATGGAAAGATCACGCTGCGGGGATACGCGGCCGTCTTCAACAGCCTGTCTCAAGACCTCGGCGGATTCGTTGAGATCATTCGGCCGGGGGCGTTTACGCGAACGCTGGCAAGTGGTGCCGATGTGCGGTTGTTGGTAAATCACGAGGGGACCCCATTGGCCCGTACCAAGTCTGGCACCTTGCGGTTGGCGGAGGATCAACGCGGTCTGAGGATGGAGGCGGATCTGGACATGACCGACCCCGACGTGCAAGCACTGGTTCCGAAGATCCGCAGGGGCGACATGGACCAGATGAGTTTTGGGTTCACCACCAAGAGCGACATCTGGCGACAAGAGGGCGAGCGACAGATCCGCGAATTGCACAACGTCGAGTTGTTCGACGTGTCGGCTGTGACCTACCCGGCATACGAAGCAACCGAGATGGCGTTGCGGTCACTGGCCAAAGCCAAGGCGTTACTGGGAATGCCGTTCGATCTGGCCCAGCGACAAATGCAGTTGGCCAAACTCAAGACCTATTGACACGAGTTCGCCAATCTGTACGATTGGACTAGTTTGATTCTGCCGCGAACAGCAGCCCAGCCCGTTGGCATGGTGCTAAACGCGAGAGACTGATTCACAACTGCCGTTGCGGGCGTGGGTCGTCAGCAGGTGTTTTCACACTTGCCGACGGTTTGCGCCCGTAGGTGTTTATGGGTGGTCGTCGGCTCAAAGGAGACGATCACATGGATCTGCAAAAGGCGGCCGATGCGGCCCGCGAATTGCGCTCGGCCAAACTGGCTGACGCGGAAGGCGTGCTGGTGGCGGCGGCGACCGGTGGCGAGGGTGGCAAGAGTCGGCCTCTCACTGACGACGAGACCCGCAAGTATGAGGGCCTGCTGGAAGAGGCTGCGAAGGCCGGGGCTGAGGAAGCCCGGTACAACAAGCTGATCCAGGAGAAGGCGGCGCTTGCTGCGAGCGAAGGGCGGCGGAGTGCTCCCACCCCTGCCCCTGGTATTGTGGCGCCCGCTCCCAAGCCGGAGATCCGGACGCTGCGGCGTTTCGGTGCGCTGCGGTCTTTCCGGGGACCCGATGCGCAGGACCGAGCCTATGCGGCCGGGCAATGGTGTCTGGCGATCCTGGGCGGCGATCAGCGGGCGGCCCAGTGGTGTGCGGACAACGGGATCGAGACCCGAGCGCTTCAGACCACGAGCAACAATCTCGGCGGCTTCCTTGTCCCCGAGCAGATGGAAACCGCGATCATCGATCTGCGGGAGGAACGCGGGGTTGCCCGTCGGGTGCTGCGGATTCGTCCGATGGCCTCCGACACCCTCATTGTCCCGCGTCGGCAGTCAGGAGTCACCGCGTATTTTGTCAGCGAGAATGCCGAGATCACGGCCAGTGACAAGGGCTGGGATACGGTGTCGCTGACGGCCCGCAAGCTGGCGGTCTTGACCAAGTACAGCAGCGAGCTGAATGAAGACTCGGTGATTTCCATTGCGGACGACCTCGCGCAGGAAATTGCCTACGCCTTCGCTGACAAGGAAGACGAGTGCTTGTTCAACGGCGACGGCACCAGCACTTACGGCGGGATCGTCGGCCTGAAGAACGCCCTGGGCGACGGCAGCGAAGTCACTGCCATCACCGGCAACACCGCTTTTTCGACCCTCGATCTCGAAGACTTTGAGGCGATGGTCGGCAAGCTGCCTCAGTTCGCCGTCAACGGGGCGCGGTGGTACATCAGCCGCGTTGGTTGGGCGAACTCTATGCTGCGGCTGGCCGAAGCGGCTGGCGGTAACACGGTCGCCCAGATCGCTGGCGGTGCTCCCCTGCAGTTCCTCGGGTTCCCCGTGGAAATCGTGCAGGTAATGAATTCCACGACCACGGCCCAGACTTCAACAGACGGCATTGCCTACCTCGGCAATCTCGATCTGGCGGCCTCGATGGGTTCACGGCGTGGCATCTCGATCGCCGTCGATGGTTCGCGATATTTCGAATTCGACCAGTTGGCCATCCGTGGCACCGAGCGTTTTGACATTAATGTGCATGAAAAGGGTACGGCGAGCGTTGCCGGTCCCGTGATCATGCTGAAGACCCCCGGTTCGTAAGGAGCCTGATTCATGATTCATGCACAGAATACCAAGTTTGTGTCAGTCACTCCCCCGGCTGCCATCGTTGACAATGCCAGCCTGACCACGGCGAGCATCGACACGCTGGGCTACGAATATTTGGAAGTGTTCGTTTACCTCGGGGCCACCGACATTGCGATGACTGTCCTGAAGCTCCAGGAGTCGGACACGGATGGCAGCTACGGCGACGTTACCGGTCTGGTCTATGGCACTTCATTGAGCATCGCGGGGACCACGGCGGCACTGCCGACTGCGACAGACGACAACAAGTGCTTTAAATTCGAGGTCGATTTGCGAGGCCGCAAGCGCTACTTCGATCTTGTCGCCACGTGTGGTGATGGGTCTGCCGGAACCTTTGCTACAGCATTCGCGTTGCTGTCGCGGGCGACGGACACCCCGGTCACTGCGGCCGAACGTGGGTTCGGCAACATCGTGAGGCTGCCCACCTAATGCGCGTGGAACTCCTCACAACGTGGAAGGGATTTCGGGCGGGTAAGACAATCGATCCGCCTGATGGGGTGGCCAACCTCCTAGTCAGGCGGAAGATCGCCAAGCCCGCGTTGGAAGAAATCGAACAGGCGACGGCTGTCCCGCATTACGAGCGGGCGGTCCGTCGCCAGAACAGAGGGCGATAAGCCATGCCGTGGGACCGTGCGAGGCCGTTGGAGTCGATGCAGAGCGTTCGCTCTTCTGTGCGCGTGAGCGTCCAGCCAACGGTCGAGCCGGTCAGCGTGGCCGAACTGAAAGAACACGCGAGGATTGACCACGGCCACGAAGACGAGCGGCTTGCGGGTCTGATCAAGACGGCCAGGATGATGGTCGAGAAGGACACGAGACGGAAACTCTGCACGCAGACCGTTGTGGTCAATCTGGACTACCTGCCTACGTACATTGTCCCGGAGGTGCTGCCGATCCAGAGCATCACGTCGATTCAGTATTACGACGCAAACAACACCCTTCAGACTCTGGCCTCGGCGACCTACGAAGCAGATCTGTACGCTGAGCCGATCCTCATTCGGCCCGCGTTTGGCCAGACATGGCCCACGACCTACGACCGGTTCAACGCTGTCGCGGTCACAATGCAGGCGGGCTACGGTGCTGCCTCGGCTGTGCCAGACGACGCGAAGCAAGCGATTCTGTTGCTGGCCAGTCACTGGGTCGAGAACCGCGAAGCTGTGCTGACCGGAACAATCTCGAAGGAAATCGAACTCTCTTACACCGCCCTCACTGATCGGCTGAAGTGGGGGAACTACGCATGAGGGCGGGCAAGCTGTCAAAGCGGGTCGAGGTGCAACGGCTGTCGGCCTCGGTCAACGGGGCGGGACAGATCGACGAAACGACAGCGGGGAGCTGGGTCACGTTCGCCGTGCGGTGGTGCGAGATGGCCACCAGGGGGAGCCGAGAGTTTTTCCGTGGGGTCGAAGTCGCGGCGGACATCACGCATCAAATCACGATGAGATCAGACCCGCAGAGCAAGGCGTTGACCGTCAAGCAGCGGCTGCGAATGGGCGACAGGATTTTTAACATCAGCGGCCCCCCTCTGGACGTGGACGAGGGGGACGAGATGGTGCGGTTTCCTGCCGTGGAGGTGGCGCAGGATGGCTGAGCCGACACGAGCCCAGAAGATCGCTGGACGCAAAGCGAATGCAGTCAAGACCCTTGCCGGGCTGAAGGCGACCACGTTCAAGCTGACTGGAGATAAGCAACTGCTGAAGGCCTTGAACAGCGTTCGGGACTCGGTGGCCCGTAATGCGATGAAGACCGCGATTACAAAGGCGGCCCGACTGTTGGCCAAAGAGATGAAGAACGCTGTCCCTGTGCCATACAAGGGCAGCAAGGTGCTGTTTGGATCGCGGATGCAGCGCGTGAAGTCTGGGGAATTTGCTGCCAAGGCGGGGGCGGGCGTCGGGAATACCGCGAAAAAGAAAGCCAAGCGAGGCAAGGGGAAACAAAAGGGCGTCGGGATCAGCGGGGCCAATATTCACTGGATGGTGCTGGGGACCAAGTTTCGTCGCGTGAAAAGGACCAAGATGTATCGCGGCGGGAAGCTGGTTGAGGTGACGAACTGGCCCACCGGGTCAATGCCGTCGATCCTCGGAAGGGTAGTCAAGCAAGGGTTTGCGGCGGGTCAGTCAAAAGCAGCCGCACTGATCCGCGATGAGATCCGAGCCAAGTTGGCAAAGGTGGTGCCGAGTGGCAATTGAGATCGGGCTCCGCACACTGCTGCTATCGCAAGCATCAATCACGGCGTTGGCCCCAGCCCAGACTGTCGGCGGCGTGGCGTTTGATGCGGTGTTCTTGGACAACCCGGCGGAGGGCGTGAAACCCCCTTACGTGATCATCACGCAGACCGGTCACGACCCTTACAAGCGACTCGACGGAACGGGCGGGACGCTGCGAAAGACAGAGTTGGACATCGATTGTTACGCAAGCAACCGGCCTGCATCGATTGCGTTGGCTGCTGCCGTGGAGACGTTCCTACGCGACTACGTGGGGGCAGCGGGTGTCAGCGACACGATCAACGCAGTCCTCTGGGAAAATGCACGGGATGACGTGATCTTGACCGGTGACGGACGGGATCAGCGGCATTACGTGCGGAGTCTTCAGTTCTCGATTCAGCACACTTAGGAGGTGTGAACAATGGCGATTGTGAAGTCTAAGG